AGATTATTATGGTTCGTGTGCTAAAGCTTTATGGGATAATAAAGGTGAAGTTTTAGAGAGTGGAAAGACTTGCTTTGAACATTTAAAATCTTTGAAACTTGGTACATTAAAAAAGTTTACCTCACATTGTCAAAAAGCAGAAAAGAAAATGTGGGGAGAACGATTCAAAGTGTACGACCAGTGGCGAAAAGATGCACAACTGGAGTATCATAAAGACTTTACAGTATCCACTTATTTTGATTTTGTATTCAAAGGATACATGGACTGGAAACAAGTTGCAAACTATCCAATCCAAGGAACAAGTTTTCATTTACTTCTTAAAGTCTTATTGAAAATGAGTAACTGGTTGAAAGATAATAATATGGCAACAAAACTTATTGGTCAGATACATGACTCTGGGTTTTTTGATTCACCAGAAAATGAGTACAAGAAAGTTATTAAACAGTTCCAGAAATATACAGATATGCTTTATGATGAATACGATTGGTTAGAAGTCCGAATGGAAGCGGATGCAGAACTCTCTTTACTGGATGGAGATTTTGCTCACATGTTTGATTTCAAATGGGACACACCGATAGAAGAACTGGAAGCAAAAGCAAAACAGAAATGGGCAGAAAAAGAAGATAAACTTTTTAACGGATAGGAGGAACAATGACTAATCCAATTTTAGACAAAGATGGCAAACCGTTACCGCAACAAAGTGGGATTGATAGTGTTCTATTTAGATGGATCATGTTGATGTTACTTGGACTTGCGGCAAAAGTATTAACAAAAGAGGAAGCAATGAATATCTACAAACTTGTTGGAGAAACAGCTGGACATTCCCCAACGGTTGATGGGTTTCATACTGAATTAATCAGACTTATGGCTATGGGAGACCAACGTAATGAGTGAAGCATTTCCATTGAAATACAGACCACAATACTTTGATGAAGTTGTTGGTAATAAATCCACAATTGCCGCAATTGAAAGTATTTTGAAAAAAGATACATCAAAGATTCCTAACTCATGGTTATTTGTTGGTGAATCCGGTTGTGGAAAAACAACACTTGCAAGAATTGTTAAAGAAGAACTTGGGTGTGAAGATATGTCCTTCTATGAGTACAATGCAAGTAACACCCGTGGGATTGATACAATCAGAAAGATACAAGAGGCTGCTGTGCTTGCTCCACGTGCCGGTAGTGTTAAAGTGTATCTTCTTGATGAAGCCCATGAAATTACAAAAATTGCTCAAAATGCTTTGTTGAAATTGTTGGAAGATACACCAAAAAATACATACTTTTTCCTTGCAACAACAAACCCTGAAAAATTAATAAAACCGATACATTCTCGGTGCACTACAATTAAAGTTTCTCCAGTGACTTCAAGAGAGATGATTCCATTCATTGAAGATACACTTTATGAAGAACTTGGGGAAGAAGAAGCAAAACAATTCCCCGAAGATGTTTTGTCAGCAGTAGCAAAAAACAGTAACGGGGCTTGCAGAGATGCTTTAAAACTTCTTGACATGATTATTGATATGGATGATTACGATGATATGATTGATATAATGGAACAAGGTGTTCCACAAGAAGGTGATTTAAAAGAACTTTGCGATATGTTAAAAAGTTCCCGTACCCAATGGAAAGACATGGCAAAGTTTCTCCGTTCGTACTCAACAGAACCGGAACAAACTCGACGGGCAGTACTCGGTTGGTTTTCTTCAATACTTCTTAGCGACGGCAGTATAAGAACAGCGGAAGTCCTTGAAGCTTTTGAAGATAATTACTATGATTCTGGAAAAGCTGGATTGATTCTCTCCTGTTTTCAAGTTGTCAACATGCAATAATTCGTTAATTTTTTTGATTTGTGAGCAATTAGCAGTAAATCAGAGCTTTTTATCTGATTTACTGCTTTAATCACGTTACATTGCTTGTAACACAGTTTGCTTATTTTTTCGTTACATGCTATAAAGGAGATATTATGACAATAAAAATTGAAACAGAAATAATTCCAGTAGAAGAATTTGAGGAAGACGTCCATCTTGACGTTCTTTCACTTGGTAAAGAAGTGTTTATCCAACCAACGTTATATGAAAAATACCATAACTATGTAACAAATATTTCATATGAACGGGATCAACTAAAACAAAAGGTTGAGTTTGAAAAAGATATTCTATCTTTGGACATCCGGGAAGCTCCCGAAGATTTCGGACTGAACAAACTTACCGAAAAAACAATTGATGCAGTTGTGAATACCGATGATAAGATTGTAGAACTATCAAAAGATTTACTCTATGTCAATAAGCTTGTAAAGGAGGCAGAAGGAGCATTAAAAGCAATAACTGACAAAGGGTTCTCTCTCAAGAGTGCAGTTCAGATGTACACGACTGGATATTGGGGAGATTTGACAGCACTACCAAGAAAAATGCAGGAAGATATTGATGAATATTTAAACAAAAAAGAAATGTCATCAAGTCTTGATAATAATAAACGATTAACAAAGAGGAGTAAGAAAAATGGCGAAAAAGAAAAGTAGATTTAGAAGTGAAGTTGGTAAAGATGATTTAACAAATCGGACAGAACAATCTTACAACACTATGGAATCATCTGGTAAGTACAATGATTACTTTACCGATGATATGCCATTAAAAAAATGGTACTGCAATGAGGGTGACCATGCTGTTGATATCATCCCATTTATTGCTGGTGATAATCATCCGAATGTTGCTCCAGGAAAAGGCACCCATAACGTGGACATCTTTGTTCATTTTGGTATTGGAGTTACTGAAAGCTCTTACATATGCCCCGCTCGAATGGGAATGGGGAAATGTCCAATCTGTGAGTATCAATCTGAATTGAGAAAACAACCGAACTACGATGAAAAACTTGTTAGAAGTCTTAATGCAAAACGTCGGGTTGTGTACAATGTTCTCGTATATGATACACCTGCTGATGAAAATGAAGGTGTTATGATATGGGAAGCATCACATCATCTTTCTGAAAAGAATATCATGGCAATATCAAGAAATAAACGTGATGGTGGTTGGGTAGATTGGGCAAGTCCAGATATCGGTAAGACTGTTGAGTTTGAAAGAAAGGGTAAAGGGATTACTACTGACTACAAAGGTTTTGTTTTCAGAGACAGACGAGAACCAATCTCCGATGAAACTCTTGATGATACAATTGATATTTCCGAGTACTTAGATTTCAAAACATACGAGGAACTTGTTGAGATTCTTGGGGACACTACAATTACAACCGATGAACCTCTTGAAGATGAAGAAACATACGAAGAGGTTGTGGAACGCACCCCAAGACGTTCTGTAAGACAGACTTCCCGTACAGAAAAAGAACCAGAACCAGAAAAAGAAGTGGAAAAAGAGGAAGATCCTGCGCCACGTTCCAGACGTTCTTCCAGACGTTCTTCTCGCTCTGAAGCAAAAGAGGAATCGAAAGAAGAAAAGGCAGAAACAGGTACAAGTCTACGAAGACGTTCCAGAAGAAAATGATCCAAATCAGGGGAGAGGAAGCGAGATATCCTCTCCTCTGTCATTGTGGACAATGATTTTGTCGATGATATTCCATTTTAGGAGGTTGTATGCCAGTATTACAAAAAAGAAAGAAAACAATTGCCGACTCATTAAAAGGCAATACGAAAAGAAAAAAAATAAAAGAAAAAATAAATTCTTCATTGGTTGTCTCCACTGGAAGCACATTACTTGACCTTGCAATTGCTGGAGGTCGTGTGCATGGTGGTGGTCTTCCAGGAGGTATAATGGTTGAGTTGTTTGGACCATCAAGCTCTGGAAAAACAACTGTGCTTGTTGAAATTGGAGCAAGTGTTCAGCACAAAGGCGGGGAAGTAAATATCGCCGACCCAGAAGCAAGACTCGACCAAGAGTACACTACAATGCATGGTCTTGAATTGCCATCTAATAATTATGAAAGACCAGATACAGTCACCGAAGTATTTGATGGATTAGTAAAATGGGAGCCAGAAAATGAAAGTGTTATTAATTTATTTGGTGCTGATAGTATTGCCGCTTTATCCACTAATATGGAGATGGGAGATGGGGATAAAAGAGGACAACGAAAAGCTAAAGAACTATCTGAGGGTTGCAGAAAAACAGCCAGAATTATATCCAAAAATAATAAGCTTATTGTGTTTACAAACCAGGAACGACAGGGTGAATATGGCAAAACTACTCCTGGTGGCTTTGCTGTTGGGTATCATAGTTCTGTCCGTTGCCGGATTGCTCGAAAGAATCGTATAGAAAAAGAGAAACAAGTCCCCGGTGGTAAGAAAAAAATTAAAAAGACTATCGGTATTCTCTCGGAAGCTGTTGTTGTGAAGTCATCTGTTGATGATGAATACAGAAAAGCACCAATCTACATCATTTTTGGAATGGGTATTGATGATGTCCGAGGGAATCTTCAATGGTACAAAGACATGATGGGAGCAACGAAGTATCTTGCAGTTGATAAAGAATTTGCGAGGATGGATTTTGCTATCAGATGGATTGAGGAACATGACTTGGAAGCGGATCTCAGAGAAATGGTAATTGAATTGTGGGAAGATATTGAAGCTACTTTCAAAATTGACCGTAAAAAGAAAACGAGGTTCTAATGGCACAAAATAAAGGAAAGTGTTAATGAATAGATATGAGATAATACAACAAATAAAAATGGTGCGTTCGGATCTGACTGAACAACAGATAAAAGTCAACATTTCCAAATTAACAAAAATTACTACTATTTCCTTCAATGAATATCTTACCGATTGTTTGGAAAAAGCCCAAGCTGGAGAACCTATGCCATGGGAGTAAAACTTGTCATTGATAGTAACTTTCTCTGCCATAGAGCAATTCATACAATGGGAGCTTTGTCGTATGAAGATAGCAAAACTGGGGTACTGTTTGGCTTTCTCATGCAAATCCTTTCATACGCTAAAGAGTTTGAAACAAATGATATCATCTTTTGTTGGGACAGTACAAACTCCAAACGAAAAGAATTGTACCCAGATTATAAAGGGAATAGAGTTAAAGATGATTTAACAGAAGAGGAGGAAGAACTAAAGCAAAATGGGTATGAGCAATTTGATATTCTCCGAGAAGAAATACTTCCATTAATGGGGTTTAAAAATGTATATCATCAAGATGGGTATGAAGCGGATGACTTGATTGCTACAACTGTTGGATGGCATGAGCAAGATTTTATCATTATTACAGCAGACCATGACATGTATCAGCTTTTAGATTTTGCAGATATGTGGA